CTACCCTCAAACGGTGGACTACCTATACTCGCATCCGCTACCTCATCAAACCCCCCCATCGGCAGTGATGATCCTGATAAACGAGGGGGGTTGTATCGGGACGATAAACGACGCAACGATAAGAATCTAACGGGTAGTTACGGTGCTAGTGATGGTCAGTTAGGCACGATGAAGGATGAAGGATTCGATGCCAGTATAGGGAGTCCACCATTTGCCCAGTCCATGAACTCAACTGATAAAGACTTTATAGACAAACACCTTAAAGATATAAACAGAGACCCTAATAGTGGTGGTGCTAAAAGTTTATTTGGTAGTTATGGTGAGACTGAAGGTAACATCGCCAACCTACCCGATAAAGGATTCGATGCCTCAATCTCCTCTCCCTCCTTCGCCGGTAACACTGGTGGACGCGGCGACGCATCGCGCAATGGTATTGACCCCGCGCTGTTCGACCGTAGTAGTGGGGGGATGAAGCGCGGTACAGGTGAGAGTGAGGATAATTTAGACCATTTGCCGATGAGGGGGTTTGATGAGGTAGCGGATGCGAGTATAGGTAGTCCACCGTTTGAGGGTAGTCTTTACGAGTTTGACCAAAAAAGAATCGATGGATTAGCACAAGCCGCAAAGCGTCCGTGGATGGCTGGCATGGGTCAAAAGGATAATTATGGCACAACAGAGAATCAGCTAGGCAACTCAACCGGCCCTACCTTCTGGCAAGCCGCCAAAGATATATTACTCGAATGTCACAAACTACTTAAGCCAGGCGCTTATTCGTTCTGGGTGGTGAAGATGTACGTCAAGGGCGGTAAGCTGGTAGACTTCCCCGGCCAATGGCTCAAACTCTGCGAAGTCTGCGGCTTTGAACATATTGAGACGATCATCGCCTGGCAAACAGAGGATAAGGGGACTAACTTTGACTTTGAAGGTGAGAAGCAAAAGAAGGTGGTGCGTCGCCAGTCGTTCTTTCGGCTACTTCACATAAAAAATCACCCTGAATTGGCGATTGACAGCGAGATAGTGTTAGTAATGAGGAAGATATGAATCTAGATAAAAATGCTTGCGAGGTACTATCCGACTTACTTAAAATGGCCGATGAAGAGTTTGGTAACCACGGTTGTAATGATTACGAATTGCCTAACACGCCTGAGAATAGACAACTTATGGAACAAGCCGAACGTTGGAACTCTATTGAACAGTGGGAAGAATATGGCTTGCATATTAGCAATGATTACGCAAAGATTTACACTCAGGACTATTTTTTAATGGGCTACTTTGCACACTTACTTGAAGCATCTTTAACCGGCAGCGATTAGCATGAAAGGAAACTCCCCTGGTGGCAATGCCGGTTTTGATGATAGGGGTAGGGTGTGTACTGGGGCAGCCCTACCCCTTTTTAAGAGAGGATAAACATGACACTACTAATACCGTCAGAACGTAAACGAGTCGAGAGATTTATTAAGACTCTAAGCAATCCATTTATTGAGGGTGATTATCTAGAGATAGATGAGTATAGCAGAGAATTGATACTTAAGTGCCTTATAATAGCGAGGAATAAACGTGAGAATCCTAACACCCGCTGAACAAAGGGAAGTTGAACGCATTAAAAGTAAAATGACTACAGGTGAGATTATCGGTATAGACTTGTATACCGAACATGATAACTTAGTAGTCACTACGCTTAACAAAGAACTCTGGCTTAACATCCTTGACTTGGCTTTGCAAGCTAACGACGCTATGAAAGATGCTTGGCGTAGAACTGGCAATCCTCAGCAGGACGAATTAGAACAGGCAATAGCAACCAAGTTGAGGACAAATGAATAACACGCCACTGTTAAAAGCTGAAATTGAAGCCCTCGCCAAGATCATCGCACAGCAACCCCACGCGCTGGAACTCAAAGCTGACTTTGATACGCAATTCATCAAAGCACGACTAGAGGTAAAGCGCGGCACTCAACGCAAGGCAAAGCGGCTAGAGGATTGTCCCAAGATGAGCGAAATCTTTACCTCACATTCACGCTAGACACACGCCACGTTTACAGACATCACTATTGTTCTGTGTTATAATTAGCACAATCAAATATCATTACCTGCGAAAAGGACTCCCAAATGTCACACCCATTTTACCACTACCAAGTAAGCGATAAAGACGTTCTCCTATTCAAACTTATCACTACTCGCCAGCTTAATCCGCAGGATAACATCCTTGCCGACTTAGCCGCCGCCTGTTTAGCCATCCAAACAAAGGAGGTAAAATCCCATGTCCGATAAGACAATCTCCGCCGCTGACTTAAAAGCATTAGCCGACGCGCTGAAGAGCGCCAAGCCGGTTATTGAAAGTTCCACTAGCCTGGCCCGCGCCGCTGCTGGTATTATGAAAGGCAAGTAAGCTACGGCCCAAGTTCTGCCTGTAGTCTATCCACTTCAGCTTGTTTCTCTGCTATATCCGCATCGTCAAACAGAGTGCGATTCTGTTTCATCTCTCTAAGTTCTGCCAATTCTTTAACTAATAACCGTTTAACTTCTACCCTGCGCTGAATATCCGCCTGTTGTCTACCTAGCTCGATCTCGGCTAACCTGTCCGATTCCTCTTTAGCCGATAATTCAATAACTTCAACCTGTCCAGTTTGGCAGTTAATAACTACTCGTTGCATTAGTATATTCCATATATTTGAAAACGAGTACCGGCCACGAAGTTAGGGCCGATTAGGGGCAAAAAAGTAATCTGTTGAATGATGGTCGAATCGCGCCAACGTCCAGCCCGCAATTGTAAAAACAAGTCAGTGTCAGCCGATACATTACCAAATGCTGCATTTTGTGATAGTGTCCATTTTTCAATCGTACTAAGGCTATATCTAAATACATACCCGATACTAGGCGAAAAGTTACTAGCTCTTGAGTTTCCCCCTTCACTTTGTCCAAATTGTATCGAAGTAGCTGCCCTAGTTGCTGCGCTGGATACTGTGACGCTGTTGGCTGTTAATAATTCGTAGTCATAACTCGCGCTGGTGTCACCATTGAATCTAATATGTAATCCGTCACTTTCGCCAACAGCATCAGTTCTGGCTTGCACAATCAACATCAGATGTCTGAATCCTTGTGGTATACTACTCATTGCAATACTCGTATTATTAGCAACTAGTACATTTTCCTGAATAAGCGACACCCCCAAAGGTACTTCCGGCTTAATCAGGCCATCCACTCGCTTTTGCAAGTCGGCTATTTGCTTCACAAGTTCGATCACGCTATCAATCCCTCAAAATCCAGCCGCGCCTGAATCGTCTCTTTTCTATTACTATCTAACGAGATAGTTACGGCACGAATGATGGTGTCAAATTCCACGTTTTTATACCGACTTCTTACCTTATCCCCGAAATTCCAATCTATGCCGAATCGCGTGCCAGCCGTATCTATCGGTTGCGCCGTGAATCTAATACGTGGCCTTCCCTGTTCTAATGCTGCGCGTCCTGCTTCTCTAACGCCATTATCCGCCGTCTGGTTACGTGCATCGGCGAATCCCTCGCAGCGATTCCAGATACTTAATAGATAGCGGTCATCATCACTCACCTGTTGAACGTTACGCGCTGCCCCTTCACCTTGCCCTGCGGCATAGATGTAATTCTCTTCCTCGGAGTAGTCATATTCAAGCGACGGTTCACGCATGTTGCCCCGCGCTTGGTCAAACACAACAAAGCTGGTTACGTCCTGGCCTGGCTGGTTTATCTTGGTTTGAAATTGCAGAGTTATACTACTACCCGTAACGACGTTCGGTTCAACGCTAAAAAACACCTCAGTACCCGCTTCCCTTGCGGCCTGTGCTAGTACAGCTAACGCGCCATTGCCAGATGAAGTTAGAAGCGTGTCAAAGGGGAATGTTTTTGTAATCGTCGGGCCAACGCCCGCATCAGCTTGGATGCTTAAATTACTCCATACCCGTGTTCCTGCTGCTGGTAGAGGGGCGACTCCATCGGCGATAGACTGCGTTACGACTTCCTTCATCATATCATCGGCAAAGTCCGTCTTGCTGGCCTGTGCCGTACCACTATAAGCCGCTACGATTCTACGCCTCAACAAATCGTTTATGTCTGGCCCTTCCAGTGTGACAACTTCTCGACTTCCCTCAGTTGAAAATATCCATTTACGCAAAAAGTATGGCCGCCACAGAGACATCACCCCGCCGATGGTGCGCTCTTTGCGGGAGGAACGTTCACGACGGCTGGCGGTGTGTCGGCATCTCTAGTTGCGCGTTTTGATCCGACTACTGGCACTTGGTCAGGTTTAGGTAGTGGCCTTACTGGTACGACAGTATATGAGATGGCAGCAAGAAATGATGGATTACTATTTATTACCGGTGATTTCTCTGCGAGTGGCACGACAATATTAAGCAACATTGCATCCTGGAATGGCGTATCATTTTTACCACTGGGATCTGGTTTAAATGATGATGGATTAGGTTTGGCATTAGGACAAGATAACACGCTCTATGCTGGGGGTGTGTTCAGTTCCGCAGGCGGTATCAGTATAGCTGACAAGGTGGCACGTTGGAACGGCTATACCTGGGCGCACCTTGATATTGACTTACCAGGTGCTGCAAGAGTTTTTGCTATCCTGCCAAGTAAGTATGTTGATCCAGTTATCAAGCAAAAGTACGATCTTTATCTTGGATTCAACACTACTGGTACGGGCTACTTTGCCGGTAAATTCGCCGTGACAAACGATGGCAATGTACCAGTGTTCCCTAAAATAGTTTATTTCCGGCAAAGTGGCACATTTGCCATTATTGAGACGCTGAAGAATGAGAGGACGGGTAAAGAGTTATTATTTGATTATAGCCTACTCAGCGGCGAGACGTTGCAAATTGACTTAGCGCCGACGAATAAGACTATTCAAAGTAGCTTCTTTGGTTCACGCCTGGACGCTGTTTTAGCTAACTCGGACTTTGGCTCATTCGCCCTCCTGCCAGAATCGAATGACATAACAACGTTTGTTGCGGTTAGCGGTGGGCCGGTTTTGACGGCATACATGCTGTGGCGAGATACCTATGATGGGTGGGATTAGGTGGCCTTAAGTAGCAAAACTGGCAGCTTCAATACCGGCACTGGAATCATCGGTTCAACTATCCCCGTAACCGGAGTTGGCTTCACGCCAAAGGTTCTCATCCTATGGTGGAGTGGCCGTACCGAATCCGTAGACACCATCGCCCGCGCATCGCTATTTAGAGGTATCGGTTTTGCTGATGGGGCAACGGCGCGTTGTTCTGTAGGCAATTCTATTGATGCACAGGCTGCTGGCGATTCAAGTCGTGGCATGCAAGCAACCCCAACCATAATAGCCACACTGGATGCAGCCGGGGCGTTTGATGGGCTTATTGATTGGACTTCATTTGATGCGGATGGATTTACTCTAACCGTTGCAGATGTAATGCCTCTTAGTCTTCGCGTCCACTACCTGGCTCTTGGTGGGACAGATATAACGAATGTTGACACGGGCATTATCACCGAAGCCGCAGCGACGGGTAATCAGGCCACGACTGGGGTAGGGTTTCAACCTGATCTGGTACTATTTAGCAGCGGCAATGAAGCTGGTACTTTACCTCAATCTGCCTCTACCGGCGGTGTGCTGATGTTCGGAGCGGCTAAATCATCGACCAGTCGCTATGTATGGTGTGCTGGTACTGATGAGGCCAGCGCCACAATGGATACATCATCTTACTGTATAGATGATGGCTGTATAGCCCTAATGCCTAATGCCATAGGTGATGTGATAGACGCAAGAGCCGACTTTGTATCTATGGATACAGATGGCTTTACCATAAATTGGGTAGAGAGGGTTGCGCTTCGCAGGGTACTATACCTTGCAATTAAGGGTGGCTCATATCTACTCGGTGACTTGCTAACCCAAACGGATATTACAACTAGCATTGTAGAATCTGGATTCGGTTTCTCGCCAACAGCGGCTATGTTCGTATCCCACTGCCAAACTAAAAGCACCTCCGATACAGGGCAGGCGCATGACCGTATGAGTATCGGCGCATTTGACAGCGCAACCTCACGCGGCGCACAGGCTACACTGGACACGGATGGTGTGTTGGATTCAGAAGTGACGACGGCCATTGAATTTGATGGGGTTTACGTAAATATCTCTACCGCATCGGCCATAGATGGGGAGATGGATATTGTCAGTGTAGATAGCGACGGTTTCACCTGCATTATGGACAATGCAGACCCGGCGCAGGCGTTTGTCTGGTATATTGCTTTTGGCTCAACTGTCGTACCACCTACACCGACTCCTACCGATACTGGCACAACAGCGCCATCCATTAAAGCAATCAGTCGTGTTGGTGCAGGCGCTTACGAGATATGGCTAACGAGTGACACCGGGAGTCGGTTAGCGCATCTAACAACTATCACGGCCTTAAATGCCTCACGGGTTGTCAATGGTGTAGGTTGGTTCGCACTTAAAATGCCGCTATCGTTTGACATTAGTATGATAGCTGTAGATAGGATGGTGCAAATATGGCGACAACCACGTGGCGGGGTTATGTCATTGTGGCGACCGTATTTCTTGCGTAAATGGGTGTTTTCGACTGAAGGGAGTCGAGAGGTAGTTACGCTGGAAGGGCCATGTATAAATGACTTGTTGAGGCGGCGAATCGTAGCGGCTTACTCAGGGACGGCACAGGCCAGCAAGACGGACTTTGCCGATGATATGATGAAGGAAGTTGTCACGCAGTCTATAGCCGATGGAGTCGCACCACTGCCAGCAGCGGGTACGCGGGTATGGAGTAATTTAAGTATCCAGGCTGATGCAAGCGTAGGGCCAACGATTACCAAAACATTCCCATTTGACACACTTTTAAGTGGTTCAGGTAATGGTGCGTTAGCCGTATTAGCACAAGCGGCAAGGGAAGCCGGAACTGAGGTGTTCTTTAGCGTTGAACCAAACGTGGTTACAGGTAGTAGTTTAACTTTGCAATTTAGGACAACCATCAACCAACCGGGGCAGGATGTTACCAGCTTCGTTGTATTCGACCAGGCACGGGGCAATATGCGAGAACCGTCACTTGAGTATGATTACTCTGAGGAAGAGAATTACATCTATGCGGCTGGACAAGGTGAAGGTTCGGCGCGTAATGTGCAACAGGTAAGCGATAGTGATAGATACCTTTTAAGCATATGGAATCGCTGTGAGGGATTCGCCGATGCACGTAACCAGACGGCTGACAATGGCGTTAGAGAAGCTGGTAGAGCAGCGTTAGAAGAAGGTAGGCCACGTATTAGGTTCACGGCACAACCAGTGGATACGGCCGGCACGCGATTCGGCATAGACTGGAACTTTGGTGATAAGGTAAGAAGTCGCTATAAAAATGTTGAATTTGATACGATCATTCGTGCTGTAACTATCTCACTAGATAGTAATAGAAAAGAGACGATTCAAGCCAGACTTGACTTTGAGGGATTGATAACGTGATCGAACTTGTTAAGCAGATAGCCGATGTGCAAAAGCGAGTGGATGGCCTGATTAAACCAGAAGTACCTTTAGGGCTGTCGCTTATCTCGGAGTCAGTATTCACTGGAAGTGCTACATTTGTAGCGTTTGGTAGTTTGCCGCAGGGATTCAGGAATTTAATGCTGGTTGTACAGGCCAGGTCAGATCAGGCATCAGAAACCGAAGGGGTACTTGTACAGTTTAATGGAGATGCTAGCGCAGCCTATGATTGGGAAAGATTAACCTCTAATAGCGCAACTGTCGCGGGACTGGCAACCAGGGCGGCTACTTCTATACAGTTCGGTCTATGCGAGGGGGCAAATTCACGAGCCAGTAATTTCTCACCTACTTTTGGTTATGTATTTGGATATGCCCTCACTACCGCTGAAAAATGGACGATCTCAGCCAATGCAACATTTGGCGACGTGTCAGCCGATGCTGACTTATTCTTACAAATTAGGGCCGGACGTTGGCGCAATACGGCGGCTGTCCAACAAGTCACATTTCTACCGGTAACTGGCCCAAACTTCGTAAGCGGTTCACGATTTCAAGTATATGGGATATACTAATGCAACGAGTAGTTATTGACTGCCAAACTGGATTAACTGAGGTTGTTGAATTATCACCTAAAGAGGAATCGGATAGGTTAGCCGAGATTGAGCTAGGTAGACAGCAAGCGGATATTCAACACAGGATAGAAGTCAAGAGGTTACTAGCTAAAGAATTGGCAGAACTTAGGGAGATGAAACAGAATCGCACTCTGTTTGACGATGCGGATATAGCGGGGAAGCAAGCTGAAGTGGATAGACTTACGCTAGATGTAACCCGCACTCAGTCTTGACTTGCCCATGCCACCGACCCTCGCGTTCATCAGTACTACTACTGACTTTGGTACAATGCGTACAGCCTATACTTTTGTAGCCAGCGTCGTGCAGGCTATTGTATGGCACGTCATTCTCTAACAGATAAGTCCACACTTGGGCGCGTGTCCACTCAACTAACGGCGCTATTTTAACCAGTCCGTTTAGATCATCCCACGAAGTCATTTTAATATCAGCGCGGGTTGTCGCCTGGTCGTGACGTAAGCCAGTTAGCCAGGCATCGTATCCTTTTAACGCTTGTTTGAGTGGGCTAACTTTGCGTTCGTTGCAACACATATCCGTGTTAGTTTTCCACAGTTGCGGTGTGGGGTTGTTGGCCTTGATAACCTGAATCGAGATGCCGTATTTGGTCTCGATTCGCTGGCGTAGTTCATGTGTCTCGCTGAACAATTCGCTGGTATCTATGGTGATAATGGGGATGTTTAGTCCTAATTTGCATATCCTGTCTATGATAACCATGCTAGTTGGGCCAAAGCTGGACACTAAAACAACCCTACTTTTAGCACTTGCCATAATTAAAGTATAGTCCAGTTCGCGTATCATCGGGTATACTTACCTGATTTGGCGTTGGCTATTTGGCTATCTAGATTCAGCACGCTGGCATAAGCGGCAGCCAGGTCTGCGAGGATGCTATCCTGGGGATTCAGTTGGTTAGTGGTGGTGAGTTTTAATAGGGGGGTTTTACTGGCTTTGTCGGTAATTTGGTAGTGGTAGAATGAGTGTGACATTTGGGAGTCCTTTGTGTAGTGGATTGATATTTGATGGCTAATTATAACACAGAACAATAGGGAAGTCTGTAAACGTGGCGTGTGTCTAGCGTGAATGTGAGGTAAACATTATATCAAGTTTAATTGTTCGGGTTTATCCTCTGTGGTAGGTGGTATCAGGAATGGCTGTACTTCAACATTAGCTAACCGCTGTCTAGTTAGTTGGCAATATTCCTCCGAGATGTCGAAGCCTAGATAGTGACGGCCTAACAGGTGAGCCATCTTGCAAGTTGTTCCGCTTCCGGCCATCGGGTCAAGTACGATGTCGCCGGGATTGCTCCAACTGATAATATGGTCGCGGGCGAGGGCTTCGGGGAAGATGGCGGGGTGACAAGATGCAAGTTTGTCGCTTTCGTCTCGCCCGCTGTAAAATTGCCATACGTTGGCCTTAACCTTTTTATCACCTGTTCTATACGGTAGTGTCTTAATCTTGAATTGCCCGTCCGTGTTTCTGTTATATTTTCCTCTAACGTGTCCAGGCCGCTTTGTTTTTTCGGTAATGAGATTTACTGTTTTTGGCCTGCCTTTGCTAAACACAAGCATAAATTCAAAGTTTGGTTCATAACGATTACTATTCATCGGCGGCTTATCGGTCTGATAAATCATCGCACAGCAACCCCATGCGCTGGAACTTAAGGCCGACTTTGACACGCAATTTATCAAAGCACGATTAGAGGTAAAACGCGGCACTCAACACAAGGCAAATCGGCTAGAGGATTGTCCCAAGATGAGCGAGATATGAATCTAGGCCCATTCGATATTAACAGTATTTATTGTGGGGACTGTGTATCACTTATGGAAAGTTTACCCAATGAGTGCATTGACTTGACTGTAACCAGTCCGCCTTACGATTCGCTCCGCACCTATCACGGCTATACCTTCGACTTTGAAGCCATCGCCGCGCAGTTGTGGCGAGTGACCAAGCCGGGCGGCGTGGGGGTCTGGGTGGTGGCCGATGAGACGAAAGACGGGAGCGAATCGGGAAC